TTTTATATCTTTGTAAAAAATTTAATAAAATGAAAGCAATAGAAAAACAAGAGTTAGAAACATTAAGAGATTTAAACAAGAGCTTCGTAGATCTTAGATCAAAGTTGGCAGATTTAGAGATTGCAAATCGCAATATCCAATCTCAGAAGAACTTAGTATTTAATGACTTAGATAAGTTATCATCTGAATTTAAATCAATAGAGGCTGACTTATTAGAGAAGTACGGTAACGTAAAGATAAACTTAGAAACAGGAGAAATAACAGATGACAAAAATTAGTGCATACCCTATACTTTCAAATCCTACAGAGGATGATATATTAATCGGTACAGATGTAAACAGCTCAGACGAGACTAATAATTTTAGTATTGCGTCTATTATTGCTTTGGCGTTAGATATGCCAAACCTTACAAGTATACCGTCTTATGATGATAATGCAGCTGCTATAACTGGTGGATTGGTAAACGGTGATGTTTATAGAACAGATGACTTATTGAAGATAGTTCACTCTTAACAATTTAAAATCAAATCGAATGGATATAATAAGAAAGATATCAGTTGGCGCTGATTATAAGAATGGCGCTATGCACTACATAGTAGGTCAGGATGTTCTTAGTGGTAGCCATAGGATAAATCATATCGGAATAAATGAAAGCACTGGAGATTTTGAGATCTGGATCGAGAAGGATGACGAGATTAAGAAGTGGAAGAAGTTTAATGCTAATATGCCTATATCTACAGAGAATAATATTGACTTCTAATGAAATCGCCATTTTACTTTGTCGTTAGACCTACAAACGGTAGGAGGTACGACAATATAAAGAAGATAGGCGATATCAACTTTATAACCAGTGTATCCCAGGAGGACCACACGGCAACTAACAGGTTTGCTGAGGTTGTGTCAGTCCCAAATAACTATGTTGGCGACATATCTGTCGGTGACATACTTCTAGTTCACCACAACACGTTTAAGATTTACTACGATATGAAAGGTCAGGAGAGGAGCGGAACAAGCTTCTTGAAGGATGACCTTTTCTTTGTTGATGAGGACCAGTACTTTATGTACAACCACAACGGTGAGTGGAAAACACACTCTAAGTACTGCTTCATAAAGCCAGTTAAGACTCGTGAGTCATACATAAGCAAGGGTGGAGTATTCGAACCGCTTATAGGAGTTGTTAGGTACTCAAATGAAGAGCTTAGAGATTTAGGAGTCGTAGAGGGCGACGAAGTTTCGTTCGAGCCAGATAGCGAGTACGAGTTTACTATTGACGGAGAGAAGCTCTACAGGATGTTCACTAAAAATATTACAGTCAAATGGAACTAACGGATATAAAGAAGAGAATCATCGAGGCTGGATACAAGGCTGTAGAAGAGCTTATTAAAGTGGCAGAGGATAAGATTATAACTGGTGACGAGACAGACCTTACGGCAGATAAACTCAAGAACGCTGCCGCAACAAAAAGGCTTGCAATCGAGGATGCCTTTCAAATACTTAATCGAATTGAATTAGAGAAGGAGTTAATCAATGGAGAGTCAAAAACAAAGGAGCCTACAATCAAAGGATTCGCAGAGGGAAGGTCTAAGTAACGTAGTCCATAATCTTATTCCTGCAGGTATACTTACTGGCGGAAATAACAAGAGGTCTTGGGAGTACGGTTACAATGAGAAGTATGACATAGTTGTAATCTCTAAGGACGGAACCATTGGTGAGATATACAATATAAACGGGCTAAATATCGCGCTACCTCTCGTCCCAAATATTGTGTATAAAAGGGACGAGAAGAAGGAGAAGCAATACTGGGAGGCTGCAGATTATCCAAAGGAGCTGCACAATATAAAGTCTATATTTCAGTGGCACACTATGCAGAAGGACTTCAAGGCTAAGTGGGTTGACTACATAGAGAATGAGTTCGTAAGGCGCGAGGAGGGAATGTTCTTTATGAACAACGGTGTGCCAACATACATAACAGGGAGCCACTATATGTACCTCCAGTGGACAAAGATTGACGTAGGTCACCCTGACTTCCGTGAGGCTAATAGGATCTTCTTTATATTCTGGGAGGCTTGCAAGGCAGACGACAGGTGCTTCGGTATGACGTACCTAAAAATTAGACGTTCTGGGTTCTCGTTTATGGCATCGTCTGAGTCTGTAAACGTGGCGACACTTGCTAAGAATGCGCGGATTGGGATATGCTCAAAGACTGGAGGGGATGCTAAGGCGATGTTTACCGATAAGGTTGTGCCAATATCTAGTAACTACCCGTTCTTCTTCAAACCTATTATGGACGGTATGGACAAGCCAAAGACAGAGCTAGCCTATAGAGTACCAGCGGCTAAGATTACCAAGAAGAATATGTACGAGAGCGACAACTCAAACCTTGAGGGATTGGACACGTCTATCGACTGGAGTAACACGTCTGACAACTCGTATGACGGTGAGAAGCTGAAGCTGCTCATTGAGGACGAGTCTGGTAAGCTAGAAAAACCAAATAATATATTAAACGGATGGAGGGTTCGTAAGACCTGTCTTCGTCTGGGTAGCAAGATCATTGGAAAGTGCCTGATGGGATCTACAGTAAACGCCCTTGAGAAGGGTGGTGGAAACTTCAAGAAGCTGTACGAGGACTCTAAGATAACAACAAGAAACGCTAATGGGCAGACCAAGACTGGACTATACGCTCTGTTTATTCCTATGGAGTGGAATTTTGAGGGTTATATTGATAGGTATGGTATGCCTGTTTTTAGACAGCCTAATCAACCAGTAGAGGGTGTGGACGGAAGACCTATAAGGATAGGCGCTATCGACTTCTGGGAGAATGAGGTTGACTCGCTTAAGAATGATCCTGACGCGCTTAACGAGTTCTATCGTCAGTTCCCAAGGACAGAGAGTCACGCGTTTAGAGACGAGAGCAAGGCATCTATATTTAACCTTACAAAGATATACCAGCAGGTTGACTACAACGACTCACTTATAAAGGACAGGGTTCTTACAAGGGGTTCGTTTCACTGGAAGGATGGCAAGGAGGACTCTACAGTTGTATGGACTCCAGACGTAAGGGGCAGGTTCTTAGTCTCCTGGATTCCATCGAATCAACTTATGAATAACGTGATCACAAGGAACGGGGTTAAGCATCCAGGTAACGAGCACATTGGGGCGTTTGGATGTGATCCGTACGACATATCTGGAACGGTTGGTGGTGGAGGATCTAAGGGTGCACTTCACGGACTTACCAAGTTTAATATGGACAACGCACCAAGCAACGAGTTCTTCCTTGAGTACATAGCCAGACCACAGACGGCAGAGATATTCTTCGAGGATGTGCTTATGGCGTGTGTGTTCTACGGTATGCCAGTGCTTATAGAGAACAACAAGCAGAGGCTGCTGTATCACTTCAAGACTAGAGGCTACAGGGCGTTCTCTTTAAATAGACCTGACAAACCATCTCACAAGCTCTCCAAGACAGAGAAAGAGCTTGGGGGTATACCTAACTCGTCTGAGGATGTTAAGCACGCTCACGCGTCTGGAATTGAGTCGTATATAGAGAAGTACGTAGGATTAGATTTAGAGGGTACGTACAGGGATCCAGACGAGATGGGCTCTATGTACTTTACAAAGACTCTGGAGGACTGGGCTAAGTTTGATATAAACGACAGGACAAAGTTTGATGCCGCAATTAGTTCAGGGTTAGCTATAATGGCAACGCAAAGATCCACATTTCAAGCAGTTAAAAAAGATTCGAAAATAAGTATTAAATTTGCAAGATATAATAACAACGGAAGATATAGCGAAATAATAAAGTAAATGAAGGATGTAACCATTAACATTAATCCTGCTGGCTTTCCTAATCAATTTGCTTCAGACAAAGAAAAAGCATCATACGAGTACGGACTACAGATTTCACAAGCTGTTCAGTATGAGTGGTTTAGGAGAGATAGTGGAACTTGTAAGTTTTATAATCAGTGGGGTGAGTTTCATCGTCTTAGGTTATACGCAAGGGGAGAACAATCAGTTGCTAAGTATAAGAACGAGTTATCAGTAGATGGTGACCTTTCTCATTTAAATTTAGATTGGACACCGATTCCAATTATACCAAAGTTTGTCGATATCGTTGTTAACGGTATGTCTGACAGACTTTTTAGAGTTAAGGCTTACGCTCAAGACGCAGTATCTGCAGAGAGACGTAGTAAGTATCAGGATATGATAGAGACCGATATGGTGTCTAAGGATATTCTGAATCAGATAAAGGATAGCTTTGGGGTTGACGCGTTTGATACAAATGCTGATCAGTTGCCTCAGGATTCAGAGGAGCTTAACTTATTTATGCAGATCAACTACAAGCCAGCGATAGAGATCGCTGAGGAGACTGCAATTAACACAATACTAGAGGACAACAAGTACTCAGATACAAGAAGCAGAGTTGATTACGACCTAGCCGTACTTGGTAAGGGTATAGTTAAGCACCAGTTCCTACCAGGAAGTGGCGTTCAGATTGACTACGTAGATCCTGCTAATATAGTTCACAGCTACACAGAGGATCCACACTTTAGAGATTGCTTCTACTGGGGAGAGATAAAGACTGTAGCTATCACTGAGCTGCTTAAGATTGATCCTACGCTTACTAACGAGCAGCTTGAAGAGATTTCAAAGTATAGCCAGTCTTGGTACAACTACTACAACAACGCACAGTTCTATCAGAACAGCTTGTTTAGTAGAGACTCTGCAACGCTTCTTTATGTTAATTATAAGACAACAAAGAAGTTTGTGTACAAGAAAAAGGTACTAGACACAGGTGGAGTTAGAATGATCCAGAAGGATGATACGTTTAATCCTCCTAACGAGATGATGGAAGACGGTAAGTTCGAGAAGGTAGAGAAGACTATTGACGTTTGGTACGATGGTATTATGGTTATGGGTACTAACATTATGTTGAAGTGGGAGCTTTCCAAGAATATGGTAAGACCTAAGTCATCATCTCAGCACGCGCTTCCAAACTATATTGCAGTAGCTCCAAGAATGTATAAGGGTAACATAGAGTCTTTGGTTAGACGTATGATACCATTTGCTGACTTGATTCAGGTTACTCACTTAAAGCTACAGCAGGTTATATCTAAGGTCGTACCTGACGGTGTGTTCATCGATGCCGATGGACTTAACGAGGTTGACTTGGGTAATGGAGCGGCATACAATCCAGAGGATGCGCTTAGACTATACTTCCAGACTGGTAGTGTTATCGGTAGAAGCTACACCCAGGATGGTGAGTTTAATAATGCAAGGGTTCCTATCCAGGAGCTTAACTCTAACAGTGGTCAGGGTAAGATAGCTTCATTAATTGGAAGTTACAATCACTACCTAGGTATGATTAGAGATGTGACAGGACTGAACGAGGCAAGGGATGGTAGTATGCCAGATCCTAACTCCTTGGTTGGTCTTCAGAAGCTTGCAGCGGCAAACTCAAACACAGCCACAAGACACATACTAGACGGAAGTCTAAGCATAACTAAGGGATTAGCTGAGGCTATATCTTACAGGGTTGCTGATATATTAGAGTACTCTGACTTTGCAGAGACATTCGCTATGCAGATCGGTAAGTACAATGTAAGTCTTCTTGAAGAGATTAAGGAGATATACATATACGACTTCGGTATATTTATAGAGATGTCTCCAGACGAGGAGGAGAAAACTAAGCTAGAGCAGAACATTCAAGTTGCACTTTCAAGAGACGCAATCACGCTTGAGGACGCTATAGATATTAGAGAGATAAACAATATTAAACTTGCTAATCAGTTGCTTAAACTTAAGAGACGTAAGAAACAAGAGCAGGATCAACAGAACGCTATGCAGGCTCAGCAGATGCAGGCTCAGATCAATGCTCAGTCTCAGCAGATGGCTGCTCAGAATGCTATGCAACAAATTCAGGCAGAGACGCAGTCTAAGATGATGATCAAGCAGGCAGAGATTGGATACGAGATAGAGAAGATGAAGTCTGAGGCTCAGCTTAAGATGGAGCTTATGAATATTGAGTATCAGATGAATATGCAGCTTAAGGGTGTTGAAGCTCAAGCTATAACTATGAAGGACGAGATGAAGGAGAAGGCTAAGGATAATAGAATATTGAAGCAGGCAACAACACAATCTAAGCTTATTGAGCAGCGTAAGAACAACTTACCACCTGTAGATTTCGAATCAACAGAGGATTCTCTTGACGGATTTGACTTAGCTGAGTTTGAGCCGAGATAATATAAGAAAATAATTACTAACTTTGCAAAAAAATAAATAATGTCAACAGTACCATCAGGAACAAGATTTATAGGAATATCTGAAAATGTAAATCTTACAGAAAGAAAGTCAGCTGTGTTAAATGCAGAGACTCAACCGTATACAATACAAGACTTGGTTGATACAATTGGAACAGGATCTCAAGGACCTCAAGGTGTTCAAGGACCAGCAGGACCTCCAGGACCTGTAGGACCAGCTGGATTAGAATGGCAAGGTACTTGGAACAAGAATACATCTTATGTAGAGAACGATGCTGTTGGTTTTAGTGGAGCGTCATACTTTTGTATCTTAGATATACCTGGAAGTACATTAAATCAAAACCCAAATACCGATACAACACACTGGGCACTATTAGCATCTCAAGGAGCTATTGGACCTACAGGTGCACAAGGACCTACTGGACCACAAGGACCATCTGGAGGAGCTGGAACATTGCAGCAGACTGTGGATAATGGGAATACTGTAACAACAGGCACAACTAAAACTACTTTAAATGGAACTTCTGTATCTATTTTAGATACAAATACATTATTAGGAAACGTGTTGTTTAAGGATTCGTTAAGATTTAATAGAGATAATGGTTCTGGGACAACTAAAAGAATTGATTTATTATCACCTACTAATATTGTTGATAATAGAACTATTACATTACCAGATGCTTCAGGAACTGTTGCTTTGACAAGTGATGTTACATTACAAAAAGCAATAACTGGCGGAAATACTATCACCGATGGTGTAACAACAATGACAGTATTAGCTGATTCTATAAAAACAAACGATTTTCTTGGTGGAAAAATAGAGTTAGTATCTACGGCTGGCGCTAATCCATTTTTAAAGATAGGGTTACCTTCCTCTTCTGGTAAGACAGTAACTTTAACGTCAGCAGATACTCAAACAGCGAGTAGAACAATTAAGTTACCAGATGCTAATGGAACTGTTGCTTTGCAAACATATAAAATTTGGAGAGCTGTAATTAATTTTAATTCTGTTGTAAATGTATTGGTGGATGAGATTGGGTTTACTTCACCTGTAATAACTAACCCTTCTAATGGTAAAATTAGAATAACTAAGACTGGATTTTTTACAAGTATTGATGAAAATAAATTAGATTTAATTACCGCAACTGTAAATAACTTAGGAACTCCTTATGTGTGTACTCTAGAAAAGTACGGATTTGCTCCAAACAATTCATTAGATTTAAATATATTTGATATGACTGGAGTGCAATCAACAACTCCACCGTGTAATTTTACAGTAGAAATAAGGATTTACAACTAATAAATAAAACAATATGACAACAGAGGATATCGCAGGGAGATTAGCTACGTTTCACGAGCAGTTCCATATGATTCACTGGGAGACAAGAAGTTTCGCAGAGCACAAGGCAACAGGAGGATTCTATGAGTTCCTACAAGACTTCAAGGATGAGGTTGTCGAGAAGTTGATGGGTTATAGCGGAAAGAGAATCAAGGGTATGCGAATTGAACCTATGAAGTCTGGACAAGACGCTATAGAACTTACAGATCAGGTTTTAATGTTTGCCAACGAACTTGAAGTTTATGGCGATATTAATAAGTACCCAGACATCTGTAATATGGCTCAATCACTTTCGGGTGAGGCGGCAAAGCTTAAATATTTATTGACATTGTCATAAATAAAATAAATTTAATAAATCAAATCAAATGGAAAATTTTACAGTGCGCGATATTGGCGCAGGGGAAGAACGTTCAATGCAAGAAATTGAACAGGAGTTATTAGACAAGCACGAGGAGAAGTTTAACAACGAATCTACAAACGAGGTTACAAATGATGTTGTAACTGAAGAGGTAATTCAAGAGACAACTACTCCAGAGTTAAAAGACGAGGATGTATTGTCCTATATCAAAGGAAGATACAACAAGGACATCAACTCTGTTGATGAACTATTTAAGGAGAGAGAGGCTAACGAGGAATTACCTTCAGACGTTTCAGCATTCTTAAAGTATAAAAAAGAGACTGGTAGAGGTATTGATGACTTTATGAAGTTAAGTAAGGACTTCAGTAAACTATCTCCAGAGAAGCTTTTAGCTGAGTACTACTCAGTTACCGAGTCAGACTTGGATGACGAGGATATCAACTATATGATCGAAGATAAATTTGGATACGATCCAGACT